ATGTGGAAGCGCCACTATTTGAAAGACCAGCACCAGTAGATGCAGCTATAACTGGGGACGTTGAGGTACTATTCGTACCGATCCAAGTAGAATAAGCAGCAGTATTACGAGCAGTACCAGAAGCACCAGCATCTTTTGCAGTACCCATAAGCAACATGAATTCCATATCACGTTTCAGCTCTTTCGCACGTTTCGCCAACTGATAGGCTTGCGAGGATTTTCGTCCTGCAAAGTCTACAGCTTCGGCGGTGCCTGACGTCTGCACTTTCGTTGCGGAGATTTGGGTATAATTAGTCAAACGACGTGGTTCAGCAACTGCTTTCGCATCAATGTCATAACCTTCTTTCTGAAAGTTGACAGCCGCTGCTGCTAGTTCGTCTGTCTGCCACTCAAACAAAGTGTTGTCACAACTCCCTCTGCCACAACCGTTGACAAACGGTGTGTCCATTGGGCTTATATTATATATGATATTACTTAGGTCTTCTCTAATGCCAATAGCACTATAAGTCAGCCTAGTATTTGTGGGTAAGGATTCAGCCATAACTGTAAGCCTCCTATTTTAGATGTCTACGAAATCCTCAAAGAGACTTGCTGCATCATTTACATGACCTGTCTCTCGAAGACGCTCCATTTGTTTTCTACGTGTCGCCTTAGAACTGCTGGATTTGTCCCTAATAGCCCCCGAAGATACCACCTTCGGCTTATTTCTGAGCTTTTTCGATGCAACTTTAGAGGGGTTGGCTTTGTCGTAAAGCATAGCCTTGCGCAATACAAGCAACGATCTGTGGTCTACCAAAGACCCAACTTCTTGGGGGGAATATCCCAAGCTAGTCGCATAGTCTCGTAATTGAGTTCCTATTTTTTGCCTCTTAGCTTCGTCTTTCCAATCTGGTAGCTTTGCAGCAAGCTTCTGATGCTCGCTTGCTACTACAGTCTGATGCTGTTTTGCAGCATCATCTGCTTGCTTTGCCCTAACCATTTCTTGCTGCTGGAACATAGCTTGGACACGATCTTGCGCATCTCTATAGTCTTCTCGTAGAGTAACATACTCTATAGGACTTTCTTCCTTTAGACGCTCCCAATCGACGTTCATAAACTGCTGAAGATGTTCGTTTGAGTTGTCTATTACGTTCTGCAATGACGCAACGTATTCTTCCCGTTCTTGCTGAATTTGACCAACTTCGGAACGCGCCATTTCTAACGCCTCCTCCATATGGTTTCTTTCTTCAGCTATTTCCTGGGTTTTCTTGGTGTAATCTGATTGTCGAGAATAACCTTTTACGAGCTCGTCAAGGGACACCTCATGGTCTGCACCGTTTACTCTAACAGTGTAGACATCAGGCTCCTCTCCATCCTCGCTCTCTTCATCAAACTCTTCAGACTCTTCCTCATACTCCTCAGAATCGTCTTCAGATTCCGCTTCCAATGGTTCGTCTTGAGTTTCCTCGGTAGACTCTTCCTCTTCCGTCGGTGTGGCTTCCTTTTTCTTAGGGTTGTCCTCATCGGAGCCCATAAGTCCAACTAACGCCTGATGTGCCTCTGCTATGCTTCCAGGGGCTTGTGGTGCCGTTTCCGGCAATTGCGGGGCTTCACGCGTATCCGCCATAATAAATTCTCCTTAGATGTACGGGTGTTGCTTGTCTAGCATCCTTTCCATTTCCCCTGTTTGAACAACAGAGGCTATATGTCCTTTCAGCCTTTCAAGCAGTCGCAGTGCCAGCCAGAAAGCTTCTCGCTGGTCTACATCGTTCGACCCAGTGGTTTTCCACAGGTCTAAAATCTCTTGTTCTACAACTTGGAATGATTCTACTAATAATGGATCTTGTAGAAGTCGTTTAGCATTTCTTTCTCTAGCTTCGTCTGTCATGTCGCTCCTATCGCAACAGCTCTATTCTGCTCTTCTTCCAATGCCAATTCTGCCATTTTGAATTGGTTGTCAGATTGTAATTTAGCAGTTTCAAGTTGTAGTTTCTGCGCTTTGAGTTGTGTCTCAGCCGATTTAATCTCCAGCTCTCCCTTCTTTATCTGTAGTTCAGCTTGCGCCATTTCTTGGCGCGGGTCTGTCTTTTGAGGAGCAACCGAAGGATCTGTCAAGAAGTCGTGAACATTCTGAAACCCCATGTTCCGTATTAAAGCGGCACCCATATTGTATAGGTTTTGTTCTGTTACAATATTCAGCCCACCAGACATTGCCTGAGAAGCGAATTGCATCATTTGAGATAAGTGCATCATCTGTTGGTCACGATTACCATGCCCAAGGCCAACCGATATAGTGCAGTCTGATTTGTCTCTCCACATATCTGGCCTTACAGCAACCCACTCATTATTCAACTGTATAACTCGCTCCTTATCCTGGTTCTTTTGAACTAACTCATATATACCCAGCATAAGCTCCTTTACGCCAGTCTCCGCAAAGTTTCTGGCAATGAGCTCAACTCTAGCTTGTGCGGCAGTCATAACCTGCGCAACAGCAGTTGCTGTCTGATGGGACTTTAACGCATCGTCATTTAATCCCTGTGTATTCTTAGACACACCTGATCTTGACTCACGAATTCCATCAAGATATGTGAGCATCTGGAACGAATAGGGTTGTAGTGGCGGGGTTGTTAGAGGCATAACCGCATTCGGACTCTTCACACGAACTACGCCTCCAGGTCTTTGGGTGAGAAGGTCATCTAAATTCGCTTGACCCTCTAACACAGCATAACGACCATAGTTCTGGTTGTACATGTTGTCCATTAAATTCCGCATCAATGTACTCTTCATCAACTGAAGGTCCATCACTAAGTCGGCAACAGACAGCCCAAAAAACTTATGCGGTATTTTTATTGGCGTCAAAGAAACGAATGGATAACGATCTATCTCATCGTTAGACAGTACCTTGTTTCCAACAGTGCAAACCTTGCGTAATTCAGCTATACCATCATTATTGTAATCTGTTCTTAGGAAGCTTTCATGCAACCAGTAAGTTCTCAGAGACTCATCGTAAGAACCACCTCCCCACGCATCACCCCAATAATTTGCAGACTTGTCAAACTCATACCTTGAAAGCCTTTCCATTGAGTATTCGTCTTCATCAAAACCACCGCCAGTTAAATCTTCAGGATCAAGGTTTTGATCGGGATACATCTCTCTGAGGTCTGATAGTGTTTTAGGAACCCTGTGACAAACGAATCTGGCATCCTGAAGCGTCTTAGCTTCCCTTGAAATTAGAAACTCATCTGGTGGGACATTCTCTATGCGAACGCTACCCCTCTTTACATTCCTGGTAATAACGATGTGGTGCCCATCAGAGGAGGTGACTCCATAATCAGACTCCACTTCTTCCCCTGGCGGAGTGTGCTCAATAACCTCTACATCATCGTCAGCCACAAGAGCGGCAAGTTCTTCATCATCAAGACCTTTGTATTCTTCCCTATTCCATTTCTCAGACTCATCCCACCAAATCTTAACGATGCCGTTTTTCTGTAATAGTGCATCTGTAAACCAAGAATAAAGAATCTCCCAGCCGGGATTATCCTTCATAAATACGTGATTAACGTAATCAGTAGCTTGTTTTGCTGCTTTTACATCCTCGGGACCTACAGGAGAAAAGGTTACCATTGTGTCTCCTGACGCGAATACACGCATCAGAGAGGGTTTTAGCCATTCAATAGTATCCTGTACGGTAGAGTCTACGAACTGACTGCGACCTTCCACTTCGTTTCCGAAGGGCAAGCTGTAGTAATAGTCCATAGCCGCTTCACGCTGCTTAGATATAGTATCACTGTAGCCAAGAGAGTCGGTAATCTCCCCACGTATTCTTGTTACAATGTCTTCTTCGCTAATTTTTTCAGCCATTAAATAATACCATAATTCATGTATTCCACATCTTTAGTCCATGTTGGGTCATCTTCCGCAACAGAAAATCTAGCTGACATCGCAGCGTACCTTGTTGCAGACATTAAGTCATCGTGCAAGGGAACAATCTTCCCCTCTTTCCTGTGGTACATCCTAAACTCTTGAAACCAATCACCAAGAGTCGAAAAGACATGGAATTTACCGTCCTCCATTCTTTGGAGCATAGCCATTATACCTTCTTCAATCGAGTTGCCGCCCTTTTTCTCCCCCAAAGCTGGAGGGTTTTCAAAGTGGAATGGTAGCATATTACACCCAAGAGCCCTGTATTGATCTGCCAATCCAGGGTTGCCCATTGAGTCACGCCTATTACCATCGTGAGGCCATGCAACAGGGATGAACCTGGGTCTATTGTTAATAGC